AAAGTCAGCAACCGAGATGGTACTCCGATATTAAAAGATTCGGAAATTGACGAATTAACGGAAATGCTGATTCGTGATTACAACCCGAAACTTCTGAAGGAACCGGGTAGGGTGGACTGGTGCCACTTTTTGGAATACTACCTTGGTGCCACGTTGGATGTCCAGGACATTTACTATGAGGAGGGAGAACGACCGATCCTGGGAGCAACAGCATTCAATACGGAGGTTCTGCGAGTATTCGATCGTGAGAATCTTTGCACGCGTAAGATTAAGGTCAAACGCCGCACCGTTATTTTAGACCGGAGCATTACCCTTCAGGGTAAAGAGAGTCTAGCTCTTTCCACAGGTCTACATGAAGCTGGACATCTTTGGCTGCACTCTGGTGTCTACTCACAGATGGACGGGCAAATGAGTTTCATGAAAGATTCGAGCTCGGTGGTCTGCTGTAGGGTTGGTGGTATTGAACTAAGCGGGACAAAAAAGAGACTCGAAACGCCACTGGAATGGCGCGAACATCAGGCAGGGTATTTCGCAGCGGCCTTTGCTATGCCCAAAAAAACCTTAGTCCCATTTGCAAAGGACTTGATCAAACAAACAGGTTATTTCGATGCCGATCAAGACTCGGTTGTACTGGGAAAGAATTGTATTCTTGACTGGGTCGGAAAACGGGTTCTTCCAGGCCAAATCGCAGAACACTATGGTGTTTCCCGTCAAGCGGCGATCATTCGCTTGCAAAAGTGTGGGATCTTGGTTACCGAGGAAACAGTCATGAATCGATGGAGCATATAAAAATTTTACATATTGTTACGCAAATATGCGTAATGATATAGAAAGGAGATTGCTTATGAAGAAAATGAAGTGCTCCCACTGTGGCCGAAGAGCCTTTGACATCTCTGATCTTCCAAAAGAACAAGTCGAAGTAAGCCTAAAGTGCCCGCAGTGCGGAAAGCTTGTCTCGGTTCCTTGTGATGAGAAATCGGAGATCAAGGTTTGCAAAAGACTTGATCAATAAAACCAGCACCAACAGCAAACTCAGCGAACAGTACATTGCAAGAGACAATATCGCCATAAAAAAGTAAACATATAAATTCATACCGAGCAACGGAGCCGAGTGCGAGCTACCAAATGGCCGGATGAGTTACGAAACCAAAATTCGTAACCATCCGGTTTTTTGTATTTCGTAACCATTCGGCTCTTTTACATATCTCACGCTTGGCTCCTTTATGAAAGGAGCCAAACAATGAAAATCAATTACAAAGATGCCGACGGCAAACTCATCGACATCGAAGTATCCGAAGAAGTCGGAACCTTCTACCTTGAGTCAATCGAAGCAGAAAAGAAAAACGACCGAAAAAACTCACGTCCGGATCGACACTCTCAACTATCTACTTTTGCATACGAGGACATCCGCTACTTCAGTGATGATACAGACATCCTCGCAGACTTAATCGAATCCGAAGCCATAAACCATACCATAACTCGCCTGAATGAACGACAGCAGTACCTAATCCGCAAGTGTCTGCTCGAAGGTTGGTCATACACAGATCTCGCCAAAGTAGAGGGCAAGGATGAATCCGCCATCCGACATGCCGTGGATCGCGCTAAGAAAAAACTTGGAAAAGCTCTGGAGTAAACCGTCCGATTTATTGCTTTCTCCTGGCTTAGTTCATAAGGCAAAATAAAAAGCCTTCAGAAAGGAAAGGTGATCACATGAGACATGCACTTAAAATCAGTGTTTCAAAAGAACCGCCGGGCGGAGGAATCGTGGGCTGCCGAGATGTCACTATAAGGGAGCGATTGGTACGCGTTCTACTAGGTGATAAACGGAGGCTGACGGTCATTGTTCCTGGTGACAGCGTAAAGACCCTATCCATTGTTGAGGAGGAAGGTGAAGAAGGTGAGCAAAACAAAACTGTTACTTGATGTGGTTGATAACATGCGTTCGCTGGCAGAGAGCATCCAAGCAGTTGCAGAAGCGATGGCGGGAAGCGAAGTTACCCAGTCTGCACAAAAAGAACCACCGGCCGCTGAATCAAAGCCTATGTCCAAACCAGTCTCTCTTGAACAGGTGCGTGCTGTTCTTGCCGATAAGAGCCAGGCGGGATTCACAGCTGAGGTACGTGGGCTTTTGGAGAAGAACGGTGCTCCGAAACTCAGCCAGATTGATCCGGAAAACTATGCTGCTTTACTTGCGGATGCGGAGGCACTGAAATGAGCAATCACGCAATACTGTCCGCATCTGGAGCGCATCGCTGGATGAACTGTACCCCGTCAGCAAGGCTGGAGCGAGAGTTTGAAGATAAAAGTGGCGAAGCGGCTGCAGAGGGTACTGCAGCTCATGCCCTAGCCGAACATAAGCTTCGTAAAGCCCTTAAGCTGCGTTCAAAAAAACCAGTATCGCAATACGACTCAGATGAAATGGACGCTTACATAGATGGCTATGTGGAATTCGTGTTGGAGATCATCCAAGGTCTAAAACAAACATGCTCTGATCCCACGATCCTGATCGAGCAGCGTCTGGACTTTTCCCGCTTCGTGCCAGACGGGTTTGGCACAGGGGATTGTGTGGTGATCGGCGACGGAACGCTTCACATCGTCGACCTAAAGTATGGACAAGGAGTTTTGGTTCATGCCGAAGACAACCCACAAATGAAGCTGTATGCACTTGGCGCACTAAACCTTTTCGACGGCATTTATGACATCAGCCAAGTGTCCATGACAATCTATCAGCCACGCAGGGAAAACGTAAGTACCTACACAGTGGTTAAAGAATCGCTCTACCAGTGGGCAGAAGAGTGCCTAGTGCCAACAGCAAAGATTGCCTTTGAAGGCGATGGGCAGTATCGCTGCGGTGACTGGTGCCAGTTTTGCAGGGCTGCAGTCAAGTGTCGAGCGCGTGCTGAGGAAAAGCTGAACCTTACAAAGTTTGATTTCTCCTTGCCTCCCATCCTCACGGATGACGACATCGAAGACATTCTTTCAAAGCTTTATGACCTTACTTCCTGGGCCAATGCCATCGAGGCTTATGCTATGGACGCTGCGCTCAATCACGGGAAACGCTGGCGAGGATTCAAGCTGGTTGAGGGCCGATCAGTCAGAAAGTACAAGGACGTGGAAGCCGTCACAGAAGCGGCAAAATCAGCCGGTTATCGAGATATCTTCAAACAGTCCTTACTCAACCTCACCGAGATGGAAAAGCTAATGGGCAAGCCAAGGTTCAATGAAATCTTAGGTAACCTCATCGAAAAACCGCCCGGAAAACCGGCACTCGTCCCCATAACCGACAAACGACCGGAAAACAGAACGAACACAACACCAAAGGCTAATCCCACTAAAGTCGTCACAGGCGTCGTGCGTCTATCCTACGCCAATGTATGGGAGCCTAAGAGCATCAACGGAGGTACTGAGAAATACAGCGTGTCGCTCATCATTCCCAAGACCGATACCAAGACCATCGACGCGATCAACAAAGCGATAGACGCTGCCATCGAAGAAGGTCGTGGGAAATTCGGCGGCAAAATACCGAGTAAGGCAACACTCAAGCTCCCGCTGCGTGATGGAGATATCGATCGCCCGGATGATGAGGCGTACGCCGATTGCTACTTTGTGAATGCCAATTCCAACGCTGCGCCAGAAATCGTGGACAAGTCGCTGAATCCCATCATGAGCCGTTCCGAGGTCTATTCGGGAGTCTATGCAAGGGTCAGCATCAATTTTTATGCTTTCAATTCCAACGGCAACCGCGGTGTCGCTTGCGGCCTTGGAAACATCCAGAAAGTCCAGGATGGTGAGCCGCTTGGTGGCAAGACGAGCGCTGCCGATGATTTCAACTCCGACTATGATGGCGATGACTTCCTTGGCTAAGGACTTTAATGCAATGCGACGATTTGGGCGGCAGAATTTTCTTGTCGCCCTTTCCAACTGTGGAGGAGCTATGAAAACATTATCGATCGATATTGAAACGTACTCGAGCGCCGATCTTTCAAAATGCGGTGTTTACAAATATTCGGAGTCTCCGGATTTTGACATCTTATTGTTTGGCTATTCGATTGATGGTGGGGAAGCAAAGGTCATTGATCTTGTTGCTGGAGAAACCCTACCTGAGGAAGTAAAAAAAGCTCTGACGGATGACGAAGTTATGAAGTGGGCTTTCAATGCTCAGTTTGAGAGGGTCTGCCTTTCTCGCTGGCTATATCGGAGGGATGTAATAACCGACACGCATAAGGCCAAGGGCCAATTTCTGAGCCCTTCAGCCTGGCGCTGCTCTATGATCTGGTCAGCCTATATGGGGTTACCCCTCTCACTAGAGGGTGCGGGTGTCGTTCTGGGACTTGAAAAGAAAAAGCTCAAGGAAGGCAAAGACCTGATCCGCTATTTCTCTATGCCTTGTAAACCATCAAAGGTAAATGCCGGACGCGAACGCAACCTACCAGCTGATGCACCCGATAAATGGGAGCAGTACAAAACCTATAACGCTCGCGATGTTGAAACTGAGCTTGAACTGCAGGCGAAGCTTCACAAGTTTCCTGTACCGGAAGCTGAATGGCAAAACTATATCCTCGATCAAGTGATTAATGATCGGGGCATTCGGCTGGACATGGACCTAGTTGAGGAAGCCATCCGCTTTGATGAGCGGGCCAAACAAGAACTGACCTATCTGATGCAGCAAATGACTGAGC